TCCCTGCGGATAGCCCTCTGTGCTGCGCTCATTCTTACCCTTTCAGAATGGTGTCGGCCTTAGTGTCATTACCGACTAGCCGCAGGCGGCCTTCACAGACACCAGCACTACCTCGCAGCCAAACCCAGTATGCCACTACTTCAAGATTTTACGCAACACCGGCAACCAGTATTCGCGCCAAACCTTCTCAGCACCAAAACCCTCAGCAAAATCAATCGCCTTCTGCGACTTGCCACGCGGCCTGTCATAAGCTGCCTGCAACGCCGCCACAGTCTGCGGAATGTTCGGCACACTAAACCAAGACTTCTGCGCCTCATCCCACAACGGCTGGCACTCAATCAGCCAACCATCGCCACACAACTCCGTGCTGGCACAAATGTCGCTTAATATCGTTGGCGTTCCGCAGGCGGCGGCCTCAATAGATCCGACCCCAAATCCTTCGCCATAACTGATGCCCAGGTAAACATCCATCGCCGTATAAAACGCCGCCAAATGTTCCTGAGAATAGCCGTAACGGTAAGACACCTGATCGCAGAACACAACCTGATTCCGTTGCAGGCCACAGCTGGTCAACAACTGGTCTAACTTCCAACCACCAAAACTGCCGAACATATCGGTATGCAAATACAACACAGCATCAGGCTTATCCTTCGCAAAAATTGAGAACGCCAAAAACGCCTCAGCCACAGCCTTCCTATGAATCGCACCACTGGCCTTGTTAGCAAAGTTCATGCCCACAATAAAGTTGTCATCCGTCAACCCCATGTAATCGCGCACAGGCTGATTATCAACATAGAAGGTCGGTTTGAACACCGGCTCAACAGCGTGAGGCACAAACTCAGCCTCAACACCATACTTAGCCAACTGCGCCTGACCCCAACGACTCATCGCAATCGGTGTCACATTAGGCCGCTTGCACCACTCCAACACCAAAGGTGGAACAGGGTTGTGGTCAATCGGTGTCCACGAAGCAATGTTCAGGTCGGCATACTTGTCGCCACGCAAAATCCACACATCGTAAAGAGTCACCAAAACATTTGGCAACTTGCCCTTCTTCTTCTCTACGGCGGCCACATGATGCAAGTGATTCAGCGGCGTAACATCCTGCGAATAAGGTTCAGCACCACGCGCATACTCAGGCACAACACCGTGGTCAGACTGCCAAGTGCCGTTCACACCTTCGCGGCCATAGTTGCTCAACACAGCAACATCCAGACCGTCACGGATCATACGATTCAACACCTGGTTCGACTGCATCCCATATCCCGTGGTGGCCGTTGGCGAATTACTAAACCACGAAACAATGCCGCGCAAACTACCCTTAGCCGGATTCCCAGACTTACCCATTTTTATTCCTGTCGTAGAAGGTGCTAACAGAATACAACAGGCAAAGGAAAACCCCCAGAGTCTACGCGCTCTGAGGGTCTTCCAGTTTAGAACTTCGAGATTAGCTTGCGCCACCCTTGAAGTAACCAATGTGTGTTGCGTGGGTTAGTCCACCATCAACGCGGATGAGGCCTCTGTATGAGGTTACATCGGTGTTGAAGTTGAAGTCGGTTGAAGATGCAACCTGGATTCCGCCAGCGACACGAGCCTTAAACGATGGAAGGTGTCCGAATAGAACAGACTTCGCACCAGTAGCAACAGCAGGAACGGCATTATTTTCATATACCGGATATCCGAGCAACTGTGCAGGCTGACCGTTAACTGCGTTGTCTAGCCAGATGTAGTTGCCTGCGCCGTCTTTCAGTTTGCGAGCAGCAGCCAGACCAGACTTAGCCATCATGAAGCCGAGGCCAGATGGGATTGCGCGAGCGCCATCGGCAATACCATAAATCAAGTCGATCAGGTTCTCGTAGGTGAACGCACCAGAAACGCCAGTGCCACCAGTAGTGACTGAACCAGCAGCAGTAACCAACTTGTCAGTCAGCGCAGTGTTAGTCTGCACACCTAGCGACTCACCCAACTGGGTGGCAATGTAGCCAGTCAGGTTAAATCCTGCATCGGTTACTAATTCGTTGCTGATATTAACTAGCGCACCGTATTTCGTAGCTCCGAGAGTGATTGACGAGAAGGTTGGGTTTGACTCTGAGATAGTTCCAGCGGCTGCAACTGAACCCGAAGTGCTGATTGCAGTAACGGTTGGCAAGATTAGGTTCTCACCTGATGCAGTGTTGAACACCTCTGAGGTGTTAAGAATTGGCCCAACTTGGACGGCCACTTGAAAAACCTGGTCGTAAAAACTTGTTGGAACAGTGTTCGAACTAGGAGTCAATGGCGCGCGGGTTTCGCGGAAGAACTCGTGTGAACGAGTTTCGCCACGAGCAATCGCACGAAGAACATCTGCATCCGAAGAAGCAGGTGCAACTTCTGGTGCAAACGAACCAGCAGACTCAGCGGCCTCAGCTGAACGCTGTGCAACCTTCTGAGCAGTAGCAATAGCAGCATCGCGCTGTGCAATGTCAGCTTCGATACGGTCAATCTTTTGTGAGTCCTCAGCAGTAAGTCCGCCACGCTTCTCAGCGTCATCCAAAACCTCACGCATTTGTGCGATTAGGTTGTTGCGAACTTCAGCCTGACCCTTGATGAAATCAGACATGATTTCCTTTCAATTAGGTTAGATGAATTGTCTGCCGTGAATAACACAGAACAGGTGGCCGCGCTAACGCTGAACCTGTGAATAAGTTTAGCCAACGCAATATAACGGCGTAAAAGAAAACCCCTGCCGGTAAAGGGTAAGAAAACCAGCAGGGGAAAAGAACTGCGATCTAACGAGTTTCTTTTGCCTCAGTCACACGAACTTCTTTGGCCGGTGCTGATGCCGATGCAATGTCCTTCACCAATTCGGCAATAATGCCGCTGTCAGGTGAACCAGCAATCTCGTTGATTACCTTTATTGCAATTTCGTATTCTTCTTTTGTTGGCATTACATGTCCTTCATTAGCAGGTCTAGTTTCTTCTTCTTCAAGGCGAGAATGTCACCCTGAACTTCTTGCACTTCTTCGGTCTTGGTCAGTTTCGACACAACATCGGTGATGAGTGTTGCCTGTGTCGGGTCTAGGTCTTCGCCCGATTCCAAACGCATCAACGCATCAGCCAACTGGTCGGCATCAATGCCGGTGGTTGATCTGACTGCGACTGTGCCAGCCGTGCCTTCATAGGCTGGTGAGCTGACAATGCTGACCTCAAACAAACGCACGGCTTGTAGGGTTCGCACATCGCCCGACCAAGAATCCTTGATAACCGAGAAGCCGAAGCTCATGCTGTCCACAGTCTTAGACCTGATTAGTTCGCTGACATCGCGGCCACGAGTTGTGTTTGCCAGGGTCGCTTCCACCTTCAAACCACGCTCATCCTCAGTCAGTTTCAGAGTGCCACCACGAACCGAAGCCAAAGGCTCACCAGCATCGTGATTCCACAACAGCTTGACCTCGTTGCGCGACTGCAACGAACGCTTGAACGCACCAGGCGCGATGCGCTCAATGAACGGCAACGGCACAGAATCGCTGTTGAACACGGCAGCGTAACCAGTAAAGGTCATGCCAGCAGGTGTTTCACGAATCTCAAAATCTGTGACATTGACACGCTGCTCAGGCTCAGGCTTAGTGCGACCCTCAACCGTGCCGCCCTCAATCTGCGCCTTGATTCTGTGAGCAACATCAACCCACTTAGAACGAACATCAACAGTCATAGCATCTCTTTCTTGCTCTGCTTCAATTCTAGCAACCACCGATTCTGCATAAGCCATAGTGCGTTCAGCAGCTCTCTTACCTGGCCCACTGCCCCACAACAAATGCGCAACAACACCAGCCGAAGGATAGTTCTCAGAAGTCGGGTCAGCATCAGGTGAATCTAAATCGCCCATGTGCCTAGCAATCCAAGCCGCGATGCGAACCCACTTGTCATCGCTCACACGACCCTCAGCCATGTCACGCGCCTCACGCACAGTGCGATCTACAAGACCGTCACCAGCCAAACCCTGCTCATAGTATTCAAGGCCACGGCGAGCAGCTGCTCTCATGTATGCAGGTGCTTCCTGGTTTATTGCACGGTCTTCATCATCAGGTTCATCTTCATCGCCAAACATTTCGGGTTCAGCAATACGAGTCAAGTCAGCCACAGGCACTGTGCTGATTAGAACAGACTCCACAAAGAAGCCGCCCATGTCCTCATAAATCTTGACCTGAGCCGTGTCACCCTCAACCGAATAAATCTCACCGGTCAAAGTTTCGCCATCAACTTCCCAAGTCACATAATCGCCCACAAGCAAACTGCCAACAGCTGCGCGTTCACCCTCAAACGGTTCATCCGTGGCAATGCTCAAAGCAACAGCGTTATCAATCGCGCCCTGTTTGCTGTCATGGCAGGCAACCAAGTCACCGGTGTCATCGACAACAGCCCAACCCGACTCGCAACCAACACGATCCTTAGCAATGAAATACGGCATCAGGTCACCTTCAAATAACTAACTAAATGGTCTGTTGAACTAGACACAACCCAAACAGAATCGCCAGGCGAAACCTGAATCTCGGTGCTGTCTGTTTTCTCTAAAATCAGGCCGTTAGCCGTAGTCACATCCGAACCGCCCAGATAAAGATTCACCTGATTGTCGTTGTTGTGAATGTGCAACTTGTAAACACTGTTGCTTGTGCCATCAACCTGCACTCTTGTCGTGCCAACAGTTATCTGACCAGAACTAATCGGCATCAGTAAACCGTGCCTGGTGCTGTCGGGTCAATCTGTGCAACAGGTTGCAGCTGAGTCGAAGGAACGCCTGTGTGAGCAATGGAAGGCAAATCAAGCGCAGCCAAAGTTTCAGCAGGGTCGAAACCAACCTGAATAAGCATCTGCGCCATCTTGACCAACTTTTCTTCTTCCACGATGGCCGTCTGCGCAAGGTCAATGTTCGCTAGTGGAACACGGTGCTGGTTGCCATCCTCAACAGGTGACAAGTCTTCTAGTCTGCGCACATCGTTGACAGACATAACACCCGACTGTGTGCCGATGCTGTAAGAAGTCATGCGCGACTGCAAATCGCCACGCAACAAAGCGTTGAAATTGAACTTGATAAACGCTGCTGGTGTTGGCAGCAGTTTGCTGTAACTCCACTCAATCTTTTCAAGAATCGGTCTGAGCGTGTGCGAAATAAACTGCAAGTTGTTTTGCTCAACCGATGCGTAACTGGCCGTGCCAGGAATACCCATCATGTGCAACGGAATGTTGAACGCGCGCGCCATTTCTTCCACAGCGAACCTGCGAGAATCCAAGAACTGTGCCTGATCGTTAGGAACGCTGGTCGGCTTGTATTGTGCGCCACCCGACAACACACCGGTCTTGTGAGCTTTACGCCAACCACGGTGACGAGAATCAAAACCGTCAACAAGATTCTTAGCCTGTTCCTGAGTCAAAGCACCAGGGAACTCAATAACACCCTGAGTAGTCGCACCCTGACCAAAGAACCTAGCAGCATACGCCTGCAAAGCCGAAGCCACACCCAACGCATCCTTCAACTTAGTCACGCGAGCAATACCAGTCAACGAACCAGGTTCAGCCAAATCAATGATGTGAATAATGTCATCACTGGTCAAAGTCTTGCCCTCGTTGCCGATAACAAAAGTTTTGCGCCCAATGCTGTTGCGCTTCACCTCAACCGTGTTCGGATCAAGCACCACAAGGTTCACAACCTCGCCATTACGGTCACGGAATACGCGCGTGTAACTGTTGCCATAAACCAGCAACGAAGTCACCAGTGCGCCATAGTGCGCCTGTCTGGTCGTGTCCACATCAGGCTGGTCAACCCAACTAGGCTTCGGCCTATACGGTTGACGGTCACCATCAATGCGAATAAACGCATCACACGGCAAAGTGCTGATCGTGTCGCTGATAAGTGACACAGCTGAAAAGAACGCAACAATCTCAAACGCCGACTGGCCATTGATAGCAACACCAGCGTTCGACTCAATGCCAGGCTCAATGCCCGAACCCCAAACAGTCTGAAAACTGATAGCCCTCTGCTCAAACAACTTATTCAGCATTACTTCTGACCTCGCTCAATCGCCAAACCAAACAACAAAACGCCGACACCGGCAACAACAACACCCAACGGTGGAAACACAACGCCAACACCGATAGCGATTAGTGCTGCACCAGCAGCCTGAAAAATTGTGGCAATCATCTACACGCCTTCACATAAAGAACTCAGGTATAACCTGTGCTTCTAGTTTAGCCGAGGCACGGTCATACGCGGCAATGGCAGCAACAGCACAGTCAATCCTGCGATTACTGTTTCGGTTCTCTTTGACGATGCGCACACCC